CAAAACCTGAATGGAAACAGATTTTACTTATGTGTATTCTTGTCCCGCTTGCTTTAGTGTGGGATATTGTGTATACTATTATCAGTTGGATCTATAAAGGTGCAACTTGGATTGATGAAAACGGTGGAGCTTACGTCGACAAAGTATTACGCTAATGAATATATTTTATCTTGATCCTGATCCTATAGTATGTGCTCAACAACATGTCGATAAACATGTTGTCAAAATGATTATTGAGTATGCACAACTTATGTCAACCGCTCATCGAGTTTTGGACGGTAAGGAGTGGATGGGACGATCGATCACCGGTCGTAGTGTCAAACGATGGTTTCATCCAGATGCGTCAATGAATGAATATCTGTATAAAGCGTGTCACGTAAATCATCCATCTGCGAAGTGGGTTCGCGAATCTAGAGCCAATTACAATTGGTTATATGAACTATGGATCAACTTGTGTGATGAGTATACTCATCGATACGATAAGGAACATGTCACTCGAACAAAACTAGAGTACTTTCTTTTATTGTCTCCAATGAATATACCAGATGAACCTTTTACACAACCAACGCCAGCCATGTCACAATATCCTCACTGCATTGTTGAGGGTGACTCAGTCACTTCGTATCGACAGTTTTATTGGGAAGATAAATATCACTTCGCGAAGTGGACTAAACGAGATATACCAAAATGGTGGAGAAAGTATGAGTGGAAAAGGAAGCAAGCCGAGACCTTTGGCGGTGGATCAGAAAACGTTTTCTGATAACTGGGATAAGATATTCGAATCAGAGAATCCTTTAGAAAGACCTTTCGATATGTGGCGACACGAGTGTGCAAAGGAACGCGCAGTGTTGAACGTCGAGAAAGGCAAAGCATGTAATTGGTGTGGTCAATTTGAAGATGGGAGTTTCGATTGAAAATTGTAATTGCGGGTTATGGTCCAGTAGGACAAGCTATTGAGAATGTGTTGAAAGATCATCAAAGTGTTGATCTCTACATTGATGATCCATATAAGGAAAAAAACTTTCCTGAAGACTTGACTGACACTGTAGATGGTGTTATAATATGTGTTGCAACTCCTGCTAAGGATAGTGGTTTATGTGACACGTCTAACGTTGCAGATGTCTTTGAGAAATACGGTAACACCAAGTATCTCATTAAGAGTGCGGTCATACCGACATTCCTTGAAGACTATCCTGAGTTGGATATCACTGTGTCACCAGAGTTCCTTGCGAGTTCTAATGCAAATCGAAATCCTATCGAAGAGTTTCGTTTTCAGACGTTTGCCATCTATGGTGGTGGTTCAATGAGATTCTGGCATGAGTTGTTTAAACCGGTACTACCTTGTTTAAATGAGGTCAAGTTCTGTTCAAGAAATCAAGCGGCATTTGCGAAGTACGTAGAAAACACCTTCCTTGCGATGAAGGTTACGTTCTGGAATCAGATGTATCGCATCTACAATGATCTTGAATATGAAGATTTTGATGTGATGGTCGATGCGGTAGGTGTCGATCCTCGTATTGGAACAGGACATGCACAGGTACCAGGCCCCGATGGTAAGTTCGGGTTCGGTGGTCATTGTCTGCCCAAGGATGTAAATGCTTTACTTAACATGGCGTACAAAGACACCGACACCGACTTTCTTGAATCCTTACTTAGAGTAAATGGAAAATATCGTAATGACAACGTTTAAGACAAATATTAAACCAACCAAGAAAAAGAAAAAACCCGTAATCAGAAAAAGAATTAGAACTCTGGTGCCGCCACCAGATTGGGATCTGTTAAAGAAGGCAGAGACCGAAGAACAGATGTTACACGCATTCGAAGAGTGCGAGACCTTTGTACACTACGAAGTCACAGAACGCGAGTACCTACACTCGATGAAGAAGTGGATACGTGATCATAGTGGTTGGGGTATAAAGAACGTCACTGCACTTCCAGACGTATATCTGTTGGGTGTTGCGAAACATGGATGGAAGGCCATTCGACTAGGGTTCATGCCCAAAAAGTATGCGAATACTTTGAAAGAAATTCTGTTACCTCTATACGCAAAGGTAGACGTGATTCGTGATCGTATGAATTACGAACAACCTATTCACCCATCGCTTCAGAATCTAGAGGATGATCACAAACTACATCCCGAAAAGGTCAAGACGTGGATCGCTGCATGGAAAGATCAGAAAGACCCCATATCCAAACAGTATGTCAAACATATGCAAGTCTATCTCCGGTCTGGAGTGTGGTTAGATGATCAGTACGGTTTGAATCGCGACAAGGTAGCAACACCATACTCAGTTGCTCTTGCATATGACAAGGACGGTATTGCAAAACGAACTAAGGGTGTTTTCTATCCGGACTTGGGGCGCGTATGGAAATAAGAGATGACTCTGAACTTCAAAACTTGGTGATGACCAAGAAACGTTTTCAGGGAATGATTGAACTGACTGTCAAAGATCTTTCTTTAAACTACTTGGACTCTATTGTTTATCTTTGTGAGAAACATGGCATTGATGTTGAAGACGTGAAGAAATATATCAGCCCCGTAATCAAAGATAAGTTGGAAGCTGATGCGAAGCGCCTTAGATACATTCAAGGCGGAGACACAGAACTACCCATTGATTGATATGAAATATTATTTTACTAGCGAAAGTGTGAGTGATGGTCATCCGGATAAGGTCGCAGATCTGATATCGGATGCAGTCGCTACATACTTAATTGACAAGAACCCTACACACCGTGCAGCTGTCGAGACAATGGTCACCACCAACTCTGTGACACTGGCGGGTGAGTACAAGTCTGACGTTGACATAGATCACATTCGAACCATTGTCGCAAACACCATTAATAAAATTGGTTATGAACAAGATGGGTTCGATTGGCGTACATTTAGTTTTGAGAATAAACTACATGGACAGTCCGCAGATATTGCACTCGGCACCGATGACTTTGGTGCGGGAGATCAAGGATTGATGTTTGGGTATGCGTGTCGCGAGACCGACAATTATATGCCTCTTGCGATATCACTGAGTCATCGTATACTTCAAAGGTTGCGTGAAAAGACTGATTTAGGTCCAGACATGAAGTCTCAAGTTACCGTGGAGTATGCAGGCATAGGTACACCCGTGCGAGTTGACAAAGTAGTTTGTAGTGTTCAACATCCAGAAGACATGTCCATCGAGACTGTCCGATCAATCGTTCGTGCACAGATTGAAATAGAACTGGACGATTGGATCGACGAGAAGACTCAGTTTTTGATTAACCCGACTGGACGATTTGTAATCGGTGGACCAGACGGTGATACAGGTGTAACAGGCCGTAAGATAATTGTTGATACTTATGGTGGTTACTGTCCACATGGTGGTGGTGCATTTTCAGGTAAGGACTGCACCAAGGTCGACCGTAGTGCCGCATACATGGCGAGATACCTCGCAAAGAATCTAGTCGCAAAGAACCGTGCGACCAACTGTACCGTACAATTGAGTTATGCGATTGGTGTAACAGAACCCACAAGTTTGTATGTCTATGCTGACGGGGTGGTTCGCCCAGACCTAATCAAATACATAAATCAACGAGTTGATCTCACACCCAAGGGTATTATTGATCGATTTGATCTGTTCAATCTGGATCTGACCACCACCACAAACTTTGGACACTTTGGTAGAGATGATCTACCGTGGGAGAAATTAGATCTCAGTTGAAAAACGCAGAGCGTTACTCACCTATGGCGATAACAATGCCGCGCCGCCGATCGAACTGCCCGACACTAAGTTGTTTCAGTCAGAACGAGGATCACTGGCGCGTAATTACTTCGAAAACAAGCTGGAACTCATCAATGAACAATACAAGAATCTAGTGGAGTTATCCAAGTTGAATGATTATCTCTACAATGCTGAATACAACTTTGTTCCCCGTGTTGGGGTAACGTACCATCTTTACCTTGTCGAAGGTAAACCGATCATAAGTCTAATTGAACCACATCAATGGGACAAGGAACACTTAGGATCGTATGTATATACTGCTGACTCTGTTTGGAAACCGCTTGAAATCACTGAATAGTTTTGGTACTATATACTATGTCGGGTCATACGTTCCGACACACATACACTTAAATACACTGTTTATACGAGGAAACTCATATGTCTTTTGCAAATCTAAAACGCAACCGTAACAACATCGCTGACTTGGTTGCAGCAGCAAACCCCGAAACCAAATCTGATAAGTCATCATACGTCGATGATCGAAAGTGGAAACCCACAGTCGACAAGGCGGGTAATGGTTATGCAGTAGTTCGATTCTTGCCAGGAAAGGATGGTGAGGTACCATTCGTGCGATACTGGGATCACGGTTTCAAAGGCCCAACTGGACAATGGTACATCGAGAAGTCACTGACATCTATCGGTCAACAAGATCCTGTTTCAGAAATGAACAGCGAACTCTGGGCGACTGAGACAGATGACAACCGTGCACTCGTGCGGGAACGTAAGCGTCGTCTTCACTATGTGACCAACATCTATGTTGAGTCAGATCCGTCTAATCCTCAGAACGAAGGCAAAGTCTTCCTGTACGAGTTTGGTAAAAAGATCTTTGATAAGATCATGGATCAGATGCAACCACAGTTTCAAGATGAAACACCGGTTGATCCCTTCGACTTCTGGGAAGGTGCTTCCTTCAAGTTGAAGATTCGTAATGTAGAAGGTTATCGTAACTACGATAAGTCAGAGTTTGCAGGTCAGTCAGCACTACTTGGTGGTGATGATGAAGCACTCGAAGGTGTGTACAATCAAATGTACGATCTAAACGAGTTCACTGATCCTTCGAACTACAAGACTTACGATGAGTTGAAGGCTCGTCTTCAGATGGTTCTTGGTGAGCGGTCTTCTGCTCCGGTGACAACTCGTCAACAAGTTGAACTGGAGACGGTACGTGAACCTGCGCCAATGCAGCAAACGTCTGCCCCAGAGCCTCGATCGACTGCCACAGACGACGACGAAGACACGATGTCATTCTTCGCCAAACTGGCAAACGAGGACTAACCGGTCGCATAAGCACTTGCCCGTGTGCGGTTATCATTAACTGGTGACGCCATGGGCACATTCCCCATCTGATTACTTACATTATTTTGATTAGAAGACTTCACAGAGTTGTCCTGAATAATAATTGGGGCAGCCTGTGAATTTCCTACATTAGTCAGAGTCTCAGAATTTATCTCTTCAGTAATTAGTTTTCGTGTTGATGAAGATGTGGTACTAATCTGATTCGATGTGTTATTAACATTTGAGACAGAGTTATAAAATTGATCAGGTATGGGATTTAAGTTTACCGTTCCCCCACCAAGGGTCTTTCCAAAAAGTTCTGTCGACGGTAGTTCAAAGGTTAAAGAATCTTGCGGTATCATTTTAGCAATTCCTGCCATAATACCCTCTCCCGCTTGATAAGATTCTATAGCAGATCCTATTAATCTTATTGGGAAAGTCAATATATCATAAATCTTTTGCACAACAGTTTTCATTAAATCAACAACATCGAAGGACGCTAGGGTCTCTTCAAACTGTTCGAATCCTAACTGACCACTAATCCAACCTATGACATCTTTAAGAAGTTCAACGGGTGTAAAGACAAACGTAACAATACCATCCAATACACCTCTTGTGATCGCATCAAATTTTTCTGAAAAAGACGCACCGTCTGGCAGATCTGCTAATCGAGCTTGCACTCCTTCAAAAATATCAAATGCTAAAAATAATGGTCCAAAAATTCTTCCAACATTTCTAAGATATTTGCCAAATCTACTAGCAAGCTTTCTTACACGAGTACCAATACCAGACAATAAAGGTAAACCACCCAACAGACCCGCACCACCAACGTCCGAAGTGGTAGTATCATCTGACTGCGGTAAAGCGGGTCGCATACGTTCTCGACGTTCTTCTGACGCGATTCTAGCTTGATCTCGTAACAAACCAAGGAACTCGTCCATTTGTTGAATCAAAGTACCAATACCTTGATTTTGCATTTCAAACGTAATATTGGTTTGTTCTTTGATAGTGTTTAACGTATCATTTTGTATTTCTAGTTCAATGACTACGTCATCCAGTGTAATTGCCATTTGATGCCTTCTCTCTTGCTTGTTTTTCTTCTTCTAAAGCCTGTATTAAAAGAATAGTGTGAACTTCCCTTTCCCAAGGAATCATATTATCTAGTTCTGTTAAGGTGTAATTGTGATGCCTCTGAAGCAAAAAGTTCACTTTAAAGTGATTTGACAATTCTTCATGCGCGAGGCATATCAAAAAAAACTTTGCATCCCCTTTATTTCGATTGTATTTTGTGCACCACATCCTTGACATACCAATGGTAGATCATACTTGACTGTTGGTGAATTTTCAAAGAATGATGTTACCTTTGCAAACTGATCTTGTGTCATCGACTCAAGAAAAGACATGATACTTTCTGGAGTTTCATCTTCCATCTCAATACGTTCATCTTCAACAATTACTGTCTTGATACTATTTGCAATAAGTTCAAATCCTATTTCACTCTCTTCCGTGTTTGCTGGAATATCACGATAACTTGGATACTTCATCTCAACAGTGATTGTATCCGTCAATGGTATAATTGGATTCGCAGTTGACTTTGTACATTCAATTTCATTCAATGGAATTGTCACTGCATTCCTGTGTTCGCAGTCTGGACACTGAATGTTAATCTCACTAGTCTCACCCGTTGACTTTGACCGCAACTGAATAAAAATGTATTCCAAATCAAATGTGGTCAGAGTATTCACATCAATGTTTTCAACGCAAGATGCAATGGTGTCATAGACCGCATTCATAATTTGTTGAGGATCTTCAGTGCTGGATGCAATCAAAAGAACCTTTTCTTCTTTTACCAAGTATGGTCGATACTTTAACTGAGCTCCCGTTGAAGGTACAGTCAGTGTGTACTTTGGTACATCATTTAACTTGGGTAATGCCATGATAAATCTCCATTATATTCTCTTAATAAAATCATAAATTTTGTTACCGATGCGTTGACCGATATCTGTACTGATACCTATATCTGTAGAAATATTCAAATCGCGAGAGGGTTGTTTTAGTCTCACACCCGTCCAATTTCTATACTGAAAGGTCACTCCAATTTCACTGACAGTTCCCTTTGCATCGTCTGATAATGTTTCTTGTGTAAATGAAACAGGATATGCATTTTCCAGTGTCCAGCGATAAGTGGCTGCACCCATAGTTTCAACACCAATCGATGCATTTATATCAACGTTTAAAAGATCACCAAACACACCTTTTCGTTTTGCGCCGTTCAATATTGGAAGTGCGATACCTTTGGTCAACTGAAAAATTTCTACCTTTCTCATATACGTCTCTGGATATGAAACAGAAATATTTCCATCCCCAACTTCATCGTATCGTTGGGTGATTGATGACTGCCAATCTTCCATGTATTGTCTGGTTATCTGATCATTCAGAACTCGAAACGACATAGACACGGTAGGATTCGAATAACCATACGCAACCAAATCCTGATCTACGCCAATTTCTCTCTGAACAGAAAGTAGATTGCGAGAGGGTAACGTTATCGACTTACAGAAAAACTCGATGTTTTTCTTTTGAGATGCGCTTGCATTACGGGTTGGTAATCTAATATAGTAAAGATTTGGATTTGCAAAACCACCACCCTCAGTCACCTTTGACTTCAGAGTGTCTAGACTTAAATATCTCATGTGATTGCTCTCCGTGCATCTGCATACGCTTGACTTCTACCACCTTTTTGCCATTGTGCGGCAGGAAGGAAAGTTGCAATTTCCCACTCTGGAGGTGGAACGTATGACAACCTACCTTCAACTTGGCTGGTAAGATAGTGTTTGTAACATGGTTTGAAGTAACGCATTGACGATGTCCTTTTCAAAAAGTTATAGGACACCCGAAATTTTGTCGTTTCATCAAACCTCTTATTGTTTGTAATACCCATCAACTCATCAAGAAACTTTGCACGTAGTGGTATGGGTAGATAATGTAAGTTCATTCCATAGAATCCCTTTGGTGCAGGGCCAACCGCGATGATTAACGGAAACGCATCCCAATAAGGAAGTGTGTCTCGATGTTTTGCATCGTAAAAGAACATGTACATTGATCCAGAAGCAGATCGTGCACGTTGTTCTATAGGATCTGACCGCATCAACTCTCGTCTATTTACTCGCATGTTCTGAACTCTTTTTCTGAACCATGCGCGAGACTCCCGTGTTCGCGGTGTTATACCGGCACGGAATGCTTCGAATTCTACTTTCTGAAATAAATTACTTGCCATGGTTCTATTTAGTCTTCTTCCTAGTGAATTTTGGCAGAGGTTTGAGTTTCTTCAAAGGTTTACCGATCATTGACTTGAGTGGTTCGGTCTTCTCAGTCCAGATCTGAAACTCCCAACCGCGATCCTTTGCATATTCGTTTGCGGCTTCCCACTTGTTCATGTTACGGACGTAAGTGTAACCCTCAGAGATATATTTCTTGGTTCGTTTAGAACCGGTGGGTGGTTTGGTCTGTGCCTCTGGTTTGATCTCTACCAGTACAGTCTTCTCTTCGAAAATAATCTTTAGATCCATGTAGTAACGATGATACTTACGATCAACCTCATAGAGATAGGGTATGACTACTTCTTCACTACTCCAACCCTTCACCTTTGGATTTTCATCGCACCATCGGAAACAGTGACGTTCCCACATGGAACGATAAATAATGTTCGTGGAGTCACCTTCATATTTTGATTTATTCTTGGGTGTGAATTTGCCTTTATATGCCACAGTTTTCCTATAAATACAACTACAGTAATTCTATTTAGAGAAGAGATATGGTCCTAAGTTTACTCACAAAAACTGCAAAATTTGCAACTCGAGCTGCAGCACCTACTGCGGTTGCTGAGGTTGTTCTAGCTGAAAAATCTACGACCGATGATCAGAATCCAGAAGCAACTGGCATTCCCACTGAGGGTGATCTTGTTGCTCGCGATTATCGTTACCCTCTGTCGGGTTCATCAAATGCACCAGCAAAGATCGTATTTACTGCACACAAAATAAAACCTTTCTTCAATTTGGATGAGTACGTTGATACTCCATCAAGTGTTCAAAGAGAGACACAAACAAATCTTGAAGAAGTAGAATCAGTAGCACAGAAGACATCTGAAGAAACTGAACCCTCTGAAGCAGAAAGAGAAAAGGGTATCATTGAGGGAGTGACTTCAAACACTAAGGCATTTTTCAAATCTTATGAAAACACAAACGCGGATAACCCTGTAGGATCGGTAACACTACCTATGTTTCGTGGTTTACAATATCAAGACGGTGTACAATACAATATAGTTGATGTGGGTATTTTAGGTGCCGCTGGAGAT